GAAAGAAAACGGCTCTTGGTATTGTTGGGGTATAGATGAACCTTTAATGGATATTTATAGCGAAATACTAAAGCCATATATATCAGAACAAAAAGCAACCTTTAGAAATTTAATAACTTGGTTTAAAAATCCAAGTGGATTAGGAGATGGGCAAAATAATTCAATAGCAAGAAGTTTTGGAGTTATTACTGAGAAATGTTTATTTGTTATGATGGGAGTGCAAGGTTTTAATAATAATGCAGATAATTATTTTGAGGGATGGGAACCGATAAGAGACTATTTGCTTTCTCAAAGGTTAAAAGCTGGATGGGATATTCCAACTATGAAACGAATAGCTGGACATAGTGATTTAAGCCGAGACCACTGGACTTGTAAAAGTCAATGGAATATGCCTACAATTAAAGTCTATAAATGCTTTCAAAAATGGTGCATTGATAATAAAGTAGACGCATTTAAAAAAGAATACGAAGAACTTAAAAAAGAATACGAAGAACTAAAAAAGGAGTATTATTCAACGAGAGCTTATTTTAATAACACACACGATTTAATGACTGAGGTTTGGCAGTTTGATAGATGTAACGAAAGAGCAGGCGGACACGCAACACCCAAGCCAATACCATTATGTGAAAGAGTCATAAAAAGCAGTTGTCCTGATAATGGTTTAGTAATGGATGTTTTTCTCGGTTCTGGCTCAACAATGGTAGCAGCCCATCAGCTCAAACGTAAATGCTATGGAATGGAACTTGACCCAAAGTATTGCCAAGTTATAATAGACAGAATGTTAAAACTTGATGATTCTTTAAAGGTAAAAATCAACGGCAAAATATACGAGGGTATAAATGGGTAGGTCAAGAAAACCAACTGCAACAAAAAAACAACAAGGCACTTTACAAAAGTCCAGAACTTTGGAGAATGAACTTGCTCCAGTTTTAATTTCAAATATTGAAGCACCTGACTTTTTGCAAGGCGATCAAAAAAAGATGTTTCAATTCTTTGTAGATAAATTTAGCAAGCAAGGTTTAATGACTACAATGGATGATGTTGCAGTTACGGCATTGGCAATTGATTATTCTATTTATATTGATGCTATAAAGAAAATAAATTCAATGGGCTTGGTTTCAAAAGGCAAAAATGGCTCGCCCTTGACAAACCCATATTTAAAAATTGCTAATGATGCCTTAAAAAGCGTGATGAAGATTTGCATTGAATTTGGAATGACACCAGCAGCAAGAACAAAAGTTGCAGCAGCACCAAAAGAAAAGAAAACCTTAAAAGGAATGTTGAATGAAGGATTCGGAATTTGAGTAAACTAACCGAAATACTAAACCAATACTGCGAGGATGTCCTTAGCGACAAAATACCATCGTGCATCTATATTAAGCAAGCAGTACAAAGGCACTTGGATGACTTGCAAAGGGATGATATAAGTTTTAGTGAGGAGGCAGCGTTAAAGCCGTTAAATTTTATCTCAAACCTAAGTTTTACAGAAGGCGAATGGGCTGGGCAAAAGTTTAAACTTGAATCGTGGCAAATATTTATTATTGCAAATATGTTCGGTTGGTTAAGGCCAAATGGAAGAAGAAGGTTTAAGTACGTTGATATTGCAGTTCCTCGCAAAAATGCAAAGTCCACTTTAGCTGGGGCAATTGGTAATTTTATGCTTTATGCAGATGGAGAAGGTGCGCCACAAATTTATTCAGCAGCGACAAAACTGGATCAAGCAAAATATGTATTTAATGCAGCAGCAGCGCAAGTAAGAAGTCATGAAATACTAAACAAGGAAAGCAATGTTTTTTCCTCAGTCAACAATAATAGGATTGTTTATGCTGATGGCTTTTTTAGGCCGTTAGAGTGGAGGCCAGAAAGTCAAGATGGTATGAACCCAAGCTTTGCAATAATTGATGAATACCATGCTCATAAAAATGATGATTTAGTTGATGTACTTGAAACTGGAATGGGAGCAAGAATGCAGCCGATACTTTTTAAGATAACGACAGAGGGATTCGGTGGTTTGGCCAGTCCATTCAGCAAAAGGCGTAAATACTTAGAAGATGTATTAAGTGGCAACGTCAAAGATGATTCGGTTTTTGCGATGATATATACTATTGATGAAGGGGATGATTGGACAGAAGAAACAAGCTGGATAAAAGCGAATCCAAATTGGAAGGTTTCGGTTTATCCAAGTAGTTTAAGTGATAAAATAGACTTGGCAAAAAACAATGCACAGAAAGGCGTTCAGTTTAAAACTAAGCATCTAAATATTGCGTGCAATACTGAGGCCGTTTGGATAAGTGACCAAGAATATATGAAAGAGCAAGAAGCTTACAATGTAGATGACTTGGTTGGCTTGCCTTGTTATGGTGGTTTGGATTTAGCATCGGTTAGAGATTTTACTGCATTGGTTTTAAAGTTTCCTTTAGACGATGGCACTTTTAAAAATATCTATAAATACTATTTACCAGAGATTGCATTGGAGAACAGAAATGGTAGCGAACAAATGATGTATTCACAATGGCAGCAAGATGGCTTTTTAACTATTACAGAGGGCAATGTTACAGATTACGCAATAATTAAAGCAGACATTCTAAAGTTTGCCGAGATTTATGATTTGCGAATTTTGGCTTATGATAGGTACAATGCATCTGACTTGGCAAGTAGTTTGCTTGACGAATTAGGCGAAGGCATTTTGATTCCTATGCACCAAAGCATCGGCCATTTAACTGCACCATGCAAGGCATTGGAAGTAGACATTTTAAATCACTTAAACCAGCACAACAATAATCCTATTCAAAGATGGATGTTTAGCAATACTATTTTGAAAATAGATCATAACGGAAACCAAAAGCCAAACAAGGAAAAGTCAAAAAATAAAATTGATGGCGTTGTGGCAGAGGTAATGGCAAAAGGTGCGCAATTGCATCACGAGGCAAATGATAAGCCAAACCAATGGTTTGCACCGATAGAATTTAACTAATGATTTATGCAAGTGTACTAATATTAAATGAAAGGGATTTGAGGCTAATGGCATCTAAGTCAGGTTTTGCCGAAGTATTCTACAAAGCAAGCAAGCACTACAAAACTTATGAGCAATGTTATGAGGCACTTGAAGAAATATATCAAATTCAATATTTTGAACGTAAATACTCCAGTTACCAAAGTTTTAGGCAAACAATAAGGCGAAGCCTAAAGCAAAAAAAATATTTGTAAAATTTATATATATATATTGTATTTACAATATATATTGTTATATTTGTAATAGTAAAACACTATAAGAAAAAAATGAAGATACAAGGTTTAAATTTTAAAAAAGGCAACAAATTTAAAATAGGTAATGATTCAAGTGTTTACACTTATATAAGTGTAACAACTAACAAAAAATATGGATTTCAAGAATTAAACGCTGAAAATGAGTTTGATTCTATTTCATTATTTAGAATAGACAATATGTTAGAATTGGGATTGAACATATCTAAAGTTTACTAATATGAAAAAGAAATTAATTGAAATACCAACCGAGTTATTTAATAAAATAGTCCGGTTAGCATCTGAAAATGACAGAAGCGTAAACAAACAAATAGTTTTTATTCTTAAAAATGCTATTGGGAAATAAAGGCTAAGGCTATGCTTAGTTGCGTAGATTAAAAAATTACTTTAATATTTTAGCGTTTTTATTGACTTACAAAGGTTCTTAAATTTAAAAGGTAACATTGTTGCACTTATTTTATTTGCAAGTGTAATAATTTTGCATTATCAACTTAATACAGAAATACAAGCAAAGAATATTTCCTACTCAGCCAGAGAGCCAAGTAAGAAATGTAATTAATACGGATTTGCGTGATCCAGCCAAATGGCTTATGGATACTTTGGGAATTGATAGTGGGGAGGCAAGCGTAAACAATACAACTGCTTTACGGATTACGGCAGTAAATAAATGCCTTACAATCATTGGAGATGGCATCGCACAAATGTCATTAAAGAAATACGAAAAGATTGGCGATAAAAGGCAACAAATTCCTGATTCCGTTATAAATGATCCAAACCCATTTCAAACTGGTTATGAGTTTCGCAAGTATATGGCAGTCATGGCAGCATATCAAGGTAATGCTTTAGCATATATTT